TTTGGAGGGCATACGCCCGATAATCAAGAAACGTTACAAGTGGACGAACGCGCAGTACGACGAGAAATACTATGTGTGGCTCCCATTCCTGTATATGAACGTAGGATACAGAGAGGACAGGGGGAAGCGATACGAGTATTGGGACGCACGCAGGGCGTTCAGACGTGCGCGACTGGGTGTTTTGTGGGACATAGAGCGAGGGTTCAAGGTGAAATAACAAAGAGCGCTTAAATAAAAGGCGCTCTTTTCTTTTATCCACAGGAATAAGGTTTTTATTTTTCCTGCCGTAGGAGTATGCTTTGTAGTATCATTCACACTATGGCTACTAAGAGCAATAAAACTAAAAAGAGCAAAGTTGTTGAACCTCAAACAAAGGCTAAAACAAAAGAGAAAAAGGACTTTCCAATTCCTGTTAAGAGGAATATAAAGCACGAGAAAGTAATTAAAGAGGTGGTGGAGAATGGTGGAAGTGTGAGTAAGGCTATGAGAAACGTTGGTTACTCTGACGCTTACGCCAAAAACCCTCAAAAACTTAAGAACCTCAAAGGGTTCAAACAATTGCTTGAGTATTATTTGCCCGAGGGTAAGTTGCTTGAGATACACGACAGACAGTTGGACAGTTGGAAACTGCAATCAATGCTGTTTCAAAAGCAGGTTGACGACGAAACCATTTTTGAGCTTATGGAGAGCGTACAGTGCGTGGTTAAAAAGGTCGTTGAGATACCAACGGGCAAGCTCGTGTTCTATATTCAGCCTGATAACCAGTCTCGTAACAAAGCCCTTGAGTTGGGGCTTAAACTGCATAAGCGCCTTACTGACAAGGTTGAGGTCGTTGATAAGACGCCTTACGCACAGCTCTCGGACGCAGAGCTTGCGGAGAGGATCAAAAAGAATAAGAACTTTTTTAAGAAAAAGTAATATACCAAACTTAAACAATAACAAATCGCCTATGAGTTCATACCAAAAACAAACCAAACACCCCATTACTGGCGTCGCAGAACGTGCAGAATGGCTTGACGATTATTTCGGTCAGCACAACTACGGTGTGCGTTTTCCCTCTGACGGCAAGGTGTTCCGAGTAGACGAGTTTAATTGGAGTACCAACCCACAGACACTTGCCTTTGAGGGAGTGTTGAACGTGAGTACCCCAACTGTTGAACAAACAGAGAAAGGAGATCGCTTTGCAAATCCTATGCACGAGGTTGAGCGAGGTGAGGACGGCAAGGTAACAACCACAACCAAGCACGAGGACGGGCGCCAAGACGTCAAAATTGAGGTTACACGGCTTGATCTCAAAGACCCGACACCCGAGGACAAAGCGTCAGCACAGGCGATTGAGGAGGCAATGGCAAAGAAAATCGTTACCGTCGTTGTGATCCACAAGCCAACCAACGAAAGCGTTACATTCTCAAGCCCTTTACCTCTTGTACGGAAACGTGCAGAGGAGGTCGTTAAGGTATACAACAAGCGTCTTGCTGAAAAGATAGGCGTTCAAGGCGCCGAGGCACCTACCTCGGAGTTTTGTGTTGTTGAGTTTGACGCAGGACAGGTAAGAGTAACAAGCCTATGAGAAAAAGGTTTGATTACTTAGTGCTTGATATTTATATGTTCTTTGAAAGTCTTGTTTGGACGATCACTGACTTATTGAGAGCAAGCAGAATGAGACATACCAAGCGTATGCACGACAGGTATAAACCACCTGTTGCCGAGGACACTGACCAAGCCGAGGCTATTATTAGCGGTCAAGATAACAATTAACACAATCGTATGTTTAACAAACAAAATCTCGTTGACGTAGTACACGAGGAAAACGGAGGCTCACGAGCAGGTGCCGAGAGAACTGTTGACCTCGTACTTGAGACAATCAAGGATCAGGTACACGGAGGCGAAAAGGTAAGCCTTGCAGGGTTCGGTATCTTTACCAAAAAGGATATGAAAGCAAAGACTGCTCGTAATCCACGCACAGGTGAGGCGGTGAAGGTTCCTGCTCACAGCAAGGCAAAGTTCACGCCTGCAAAGGGTTTCAAGGAGCTTATTAACAGCAAGTAATTAACCAACAAATCGCTATGTCTGAAACACGCAAGCAAGACCAATACAAAATCTATACGTTGTACAACAACGTTGTGGTTCCTATTGGCAAGAAAGACGGCAAAGAGATAACACGAACTGATCGTGTGCCTCTTGCTATCTTTGACGATAAGAAAGCTCTTGAGACGTACCAAAAGAAATCAGAGTATATAAAACCGTCCTTTGAGGTCGTTGAGGATTGGGTTGAGTTCAAGCCAAGCGCTGATCGGTTCTCATTACCATTTAACCCTGCCCCACTTGTGAGTGGAGAGCCAAACGACAATGGAACTAATTAAACCCCACCACAAGCCGTCAGAGCGTGTTACGCGCAAGAACCTAGCCCGAGCGTATGCAGAGGCTAAAGCGCTTGCCACGTTCCTTGAGGAGGGCAACAAGGCAGGTTTCACGGGAAACTGTAAGTCGGCTGTCGCTATAAGCCACTGTCAGGTGTCCGAGGAACCGCTTGCGATGTTCGCTATCTCAAGTGAGTTGGTTGCAAAAAGTCAGAAGCACACGCGCCAACAGAACGGTAAAAACTTTTACTTCCCTGCTCAAGTGATATTCAACGCCGAAGTGATTGAGGCTATGGACGAGGTTGAACGTCTTGTGCCTAAGCGTGAAATGAAACGCAAGCCAAACAGCCACGAGTATGAGGCGATCCTTACCCGAGAGTATAAGTTCGTTACCAACCTGATTGACGTGCCTGACGCTTGTATGTCGTATCCTGACCGTACCAAAAAGAATACGAGCCGTTACCACACAATCAAGGTGAGGTATCAGATAATGCGCTCACTCTTTGGTTTCAAGTATCTCAAGACAGTTACCGAGGAAGTTGAGGCGCTCAAGGCTCACATATTCCAACACGAGATTGACCACGCTTACGGTATGGATATGTACTTTGGGTATGGTGATCGTAATGATCGCAAGCCCGAGAAACCTTATAAGAACATAGGCTCAACAAAGCCTGTTAACGCTACAAAGCAATGAAACAAATAATGGTTAAAACACACGAGCAGTACACCGTTGCAGAGGGTGCGTTCGTTATGGTTGTGAGCCTTGATCTTACGCAGGCACAGCCTCGTATCACTCTCTCAAAGCCCGATAGTTTCGGAGGGAGTGCAAAGGCACGGGATTATCACTTTGAACTCTCAAACATTGAGGCAGTTGAGGGGTTTGCAAAGTGCGCAATGAAAGCTGTTGAGATCGCCAAGAAGTCAGCAAAAGATAACGGGGTAAAGAACCCTAAAAAGAAATAGGCTTATGTTGCGATATGACTTACGCTTTTGGGACACAAAGAACAAGGTAATGATCCTTGGGGCAGGAATGTCGCCAAATCAGTTGCCTATCGTTCAGCACGAGAATGGACGCCTTGAGGAGTTGCAGGGTGAGTTTGTCCCAATGCTCTGTACATATCAGAAAGCAACTAACGGGCTTATTTGGGAGGGAGACGTTATTGAGTGCGACGTGCCGTACTTTATAGCCCCTGACCTACCACCAACCTTTGTTAAGGCTCGTGGAGTAATGCAGTTCAATCAGAAACGAGGCTCGTTCACAGTAAACATTGCCTCAAGCCCTGAAACGCAGGGGCAAGAGTTTCAGGTTAAGAACTCAACCATTATTGGTTGTGCAGTCTCTAACCCCGAGCTATTACAAATTGACCACAAAAATTATGAAAACCAAAACACAAGCAAAGACACCGAGAAAGGTGCAGACAGTGGCAAAGGCACCGCCTAAGTTAGACAAGGACGAAAGCACACGAATACACCGAGCAATCAATTGGGTTGTCTCAATCATTCTCATTGCGTTCGCTATTTGGAGTATCAACCTTAATGCAGAGAGCCGTGCGTATTTTACGCAGGCAGTTGCTATAATTGCAGAGACAGACCACAAGCTGACTGAAATTAAGGCAAACGTTGAGGTGATCAAGAGCCTTTGTCAGCCGACAACCGTTGTCGTACCACAGACACCCATTGACGCCATTGAGTAAAATATGAGTAAAGACACCGTTAAAAAGCAAAAAGACCCGAAAGTTATACAGCGAGAGCCTGATATGACTGACGAGGAGTGGCGAGACTATCAACTGGAATTGTTGAGGCGTCTTGAACACGAGCGTTACCGATACTATGAGCCAACAGGTGTTGGTGAGGAGTTTATTGACGCCATTGCTTGCGGTGAGAACTTTATCGTCCTGTATTCCGCAGGTAACGGAGTGGGTAAGACGGCAACAGGTGCCAACGTGCTTGCTCACCTCTTTTGGAATACAGGAGAGAATATCTACTTTGAGGGCAAGTTGTTCAAAGAGTTCCCGTTCAAGAAAAAGGGACGTATCATTTCCGATCCAACCAACCTCACAAAAAACATTATTCCCGAGCTTAAGTTTTGGTTTCCCGAGGGACGATACAAGACGAGCAAGGGTAACAAGACCTTTGAGAGTTTGTTTGAGACGGACACAGGTTGGGAGTTTGACCTTATGACCTATGAGCAAGACCCGAGAGAGTTTGAGGGTGTAACGCTCGGTTGGGCTTGGTTTGACGAACCGCCACCAGAGGCGATATTCAAAGCCACTGTATCCCGTATGCGTAAGGGAGGTATCTTGATCATTACAGCGACACCTCTTGCAGGTTCAGCGTACCTGTATGACGCCTTTGCCAAGGGTAATTACACGGTTGAGGTTACGAGTGAGGAGGGAGGCGTAACAGCCGAGTACGAACGTAAGGTTGCCTATATTGAGGCAGGTATTGAGAGCGCTTGTAAGACGCACGGGATCAGAGGACACCTTGAACACAAGGACATTATGAACATTGTTGCGGAGTATTCAGAGGAGGAGAAACAGGCTCGTATTTACGGTAAGTTCCAACACCTTGTTGGGCTTGTATTTAAGCGTTGGAATAGGAAAATCCACGTCTTGAGACCGTTTGACATCAACGAGGAGGATTACGTTGTTTGGAATATGCTTGATCCTCACCCGAGAACCAACGACGCTGTTTTGTGGGTTGCCATTGATCGCAAGGGACGTAAGTTTGTGATTGACGAGCTTTGGATCAAGTGTGAGAACGGTACCAAGGAGCTTGCACAACGTATCAAGAAAAAGGACAGTCAGTACCGTGTCGTTAAGCACCTCATTGATCCGTCAGCCTCTATCGTTAATCAGCACGACGAGGACGGTAAGAGCCTCACAGATCGCTTGAGAGACTTTGGTTTGTCCTATGAGGACGCAAGTAAGAACCGTGCTATGTCCAACAGGCGTATTGAGGACGCACTTGCGTATACCAAGCTAGACGGGGGCGAGGGTGAAATGATTAAGGCGCCTGAACTGTATGTATTTGAGAACTGCCAACAGTTGATTTGGGAGATTGAACACTGGCGTTGGCAGGAGAATAAGGGGCGCTCAAGTGAGACCAAGAACGCACCTAACAAGCCGATTGATAAGGACGATCACCTTATTGAGGACTTGGGACGTTGTTTGATCGCAGAGCCTCAATGGTTCCCTAAGCCAAAAAAGGTCAACCAACACCAGTCAATCAGCTTTGATCCATATGAGTAAAAGTTATCCATTATCCACAGCCCCTTGTACTATGCTTTGCAGTTGTACTTGTGGTATAATTTATTAAGACAATGCAAGTAAGAGATATAACAACAAGTGCATACGAGGGTTGCCCGTTCACGATTGTAAACGTCGGGTCAGTATTCATTATCACAATGTATATTGACGGTAATTTGCACAGAGGACACATTGTCGCCAAGCGTAATTTTATCCAAACATTAACTGGACAGGATTACACCAAAAAGCAGTTGGACAATATCGGTAAGTATTGTTCAGTGATCGCTCAAACAACAATTGAAAGCGTCCGCAATGCAAAACGTATGAAAACCAAAAAGTAATTTTCATAAAACAAAAGGACAAATCGCCAAAAGTCTTACAAGTTAGCACTTACGACTATGGCGAAAACACCTCACTTCTCAATCAAGACAAGTAACACAGGCAACCGTGTTGCTCATTTATCAACACCCACTTTATCAGTGGGCTTTTAACGTTATTCATTATGAAAAAGAAACTGCAAAAAGTAATTCCTGAAACTTACCCCTCTTATTCAGAGGAAAAGAAAATGAAAATATACCCAACATTCAGGCTTGGTGCCGACGACCTTATGGAGCTTAAGGATATGGAGGTTGGAAAGAAATACAAGCTGACCATTGAGGTTGAGGTTATGGCTAAGAGCCAAGGTTCAGAGTGGAACCAAAACGATAACAAAAAGGAGATCAAGGGAACTCTTAAGGTTATGAAAGTGGGACTGCACAAAGACAAGGAGGAGGACTTTGAGACCAAACTTGCACGCAAGAAAGGTTTGAGAGATTAAAACAACTATGCCAAAAATTACCAAGAAAAAAGAAAAAGTTGTAACAAAGGCAAAGAAAGAAAAAAAGCCTGTTGTTAACTCTGACGAAGTGTCTGACGAAATGGACGCTGAAATTGAGGAGTACAAAACAAAAGACTTTTCAACACTCATTGCTCAAGTTGAGACCGAGTACAACCTTGGTTGGTTTTCGCATAAGCCTAAGTTTGACGAGTTCGGGGTACGCCTTAAGCTCTACAACAACCAAAAGCGTGATAAGGAGGCTGTTGGTGATCCTTTGCTGTTCACTATTCACCAGACCGTGCTTGCGTCTCTCTATGACGACAAACTAAACGTTACTTTCGTTGCTCGTGAGCAAGGAGACGAGGACGTTGCTGAAAACGATACTACACTTGCCGAATACGACAATGGCGAAATGGAAAAGGACGAGCTTGATTACGCTTGGGATTGGGACGCAACCTTTTTCGGTACTGGACTTGTTTGCTTAATGGAGTTTGACCGAGACCGAATGTTGCCAATTCCTGAACTTTGGAGCCGAATGACAACGATTGTTGATCCTCGTGCAACTAGTGTTAACGGAGACCTGCGAGGGCGTGGACGTGCAAGGTTTATGGGGCGTGAGGTACGCCTTACCAAGTACGATATGGACGAGGCAGGCGTGTACTTTAACTATGGCACCCTAAAGAATGAGACCTCTGACTTGCGATCATTTACTGACGAGGAAGAGAACCTTGCTCAAGAGGCAAGAGGAATGGGTAACGTTACCAAGTTCACTGGACTTACTGGCGACAACGTTGATCACCGAGTACTTGAGTGGTTTACCGTATGGAATGGCAAGCGCTGTTTCGTAACTCTCGCTGATAACCGCACAAAGGTAATCCGATACCGAGAGCTTGAGACAATGGATATTCCGATTATTGATCGTCGTATTTACCCTCTACCAAACAGCTTTGACGGTATCTCTATTCCTGACCTTGTTGAGGACAAGCAGAGAGCAAGAGCAGTATTGCAGAACCTTGGGCTTAAGGGAGCGAAAGCAAACCTGCACCCTATGTACTTGTTCAACACGAACAAGATTAAGAACCGAGCAGACCTTAACTTTGATTACAACAAGTTTATTGGTGTTGACGGAGAGGTGAACGGTGCAGTTGCCGTAATGCCAAAGGATCAGATCAAGCAAGAGGTTTCGTTCATTATGGATATTTTGGACGGATCAGCGCAGAAAGCGACTGCAACACCTGATATTCAGCAAGGAGCAAACAGCGAAACAAAGCGTACTGCAACTGAACTATCATTACAGAACCAAAAAGTTGATACCCGTTACTCTCTATCAGCCAAGATGTTTGGTTGGTCAGAAAAGCGTTTTTGGAGACAGTGGCACAACCTGTACAAGACACACTTTAAGGACGGAATTGACGAAAAGATTGTGCGAGTTGTTGGTGCGCTTGGTGCTGATTACCGCCCATTCCGACGTGAGGACATTATCTCAAAGACTGATCTTGACGTGTCAGTTGAGAGCCGTGTGCTTTCAGAGGCAAAGCAGTTCAACAAGAGCCGTAACTTTGAGGGCTACCTTTCAATTATTGCTCAAGACCCTACTGCAAACCTGCGATACGGTTTCAAGAGACTTGGTAAGTTCAAAGGCTTTAAGAGAGACGAGATTGACCTGCTCTTGCCACCAACGATTGAGGAGTTGCGTGCAGAGGACGAGAACCGAAACCTTGAGACTGACGAACTGGTTGAGGTAATGCCTACGGACGACCACATTACGCACCTTGAAATCCATAACAAGTTGAGCGACACCCCTGCCAAGTATGCCCACATAGAGGCTCACAAGAGAGCAATGCTCTTGGCTCGTGTACGCCCTGACATAATCCCTGCACTACCAAGTGCGCAGAACCCAACAGGGGGAGACGGACTTGATCAGGGATCAGGTACAAGGACACCAATTAACGACGCTAACATTTCGCTATAATCCTATGCCCAAAAAAATAACAAAAAAGAAAGAGGTTAAGAAAGTCAACAAACGAAAGCCTTTTGATCTTTCTGTTGATCGGGACGATCAGGCACAGGAGGTTATCAGCGCTCTCAAGTCTTTGCAGGCTGACAGAGGTTGGTTACTGCTTAAGCAAATGTTTGAGGGCAACATTGCCGTCCTGCAAGCCTCTATCTTGGGTAAGGTAAGCCCTGACGACGGTGTAACGCCTCTCACAGAGGACGAGTGCGACAGATTGAGAGATAAGCTCTCTTACCTTGAGGAGTTGCTTGATAAGCCAAATAAGATCATTCAGAGCTTTAGGCAACCAGTCTCAACCGTTCCCGAGTATGACCCTTACGACAAGGTACCCATACCCAAGGGAAAAGGGTAAGGCGTAAGCGAGTTGTACTGTTCATTGAAAAATTAAATAACGAGTTCTGTTGGTTCGGTGTTGGGTGTAGTAATGCTCGGGCTTTGGCGATTTGTCCTTGGCAACCTGCTATTCCCAACACCGAGCCAATAGGTTCGGGATAAACAAACCGCCAAAGCAAAGAGTACTAGTCATACTTTTTGCCAAACCGTCCGCAATCTTGGTTTTACCCCCATTTTTCCAAGAGAGCGTGTATTAAAAAAGTAATAATAATTACACTATGGGAGAGATTGAAACCAACAAACCTGACGCAGACGATCAGGAACAAACAGTTGAGGAGGAAACCGACACCTCTGAAAATAACGACGGCGCAGACGACGACGCAGAGGAGGGCGACGACGCTGACGATAACAACGACGACGGCTCTGACGACGAGGAGGAGACCGACGACGACGAGGACGAAACAGACGATAAAAAGTCTAAGAAATCCACCTCTAAGGACGAGGAGGACAAAGAGCCACCTGTCAGAAAACGTCCGAGCGACTTTGCTAAGGAGCGAATTGAACGTAAAAAGTCAAAGAGCCAAGGCAAGGACGACGCTGATACTGGAAAGGACGACGACGAGGACGACGACATTGACCCTGCTGACGAAAAAACCGTTGGCAAGATCGTGGAGAAAGCCCTTAAGCCGTTCATCGAAAAGCAAATGGCAGACGACGACGATAAGGAGGTTAAGAACTTTCTTAAAGACAACCCTGACTTTGCCAAGTATGAGGCAAAAGCCCGTAAGTATATGGCTCACCCGTCCCGTAAGGACGTTCCTGTACAGGAAATCTTTTACGGAGTAGCAGGTAAAGACCTTATGGCTATCGGTGCTAAAAGGAAACAGATCGCTGACAAAGAGGCTAAGAAAACGAAAAGCGGAGGAGGTGCAAGCGACGCAGGCGGTGTTAAACCAGTTGCCGACCTTACGAGGGAGGAATTGGAGGCAAAGCAAGCGAAAGTTCGTGCCAAGCTCGCAGATCGGTAATCTTAAACTCTTTGAGTTAAAAGCATTACAAACACTTAATTCTTATTAAAATGGGAAACACAACACGAACTCAAATCCCTGCGGAAGTAAATAACTTCTACGACAAAACGCTGTTAATGCGAGCAGTTCCTGCTTTCATTCACACTCGTTGGGCGCAGGTGCGTAATATCCCCCGAAAGGCAGGGACTAATACGATCAAGTTCCGACGTTACGGTAATCTCTCACCTGCAACCACAGCGTTGACAGAGGGGGTTACTCCAAACGGAAGTTCATTATCAGTTACCGACATTACTGCGACAGTTGCGCAGTACGGTGATTTCGTAACAATTACTGACGTACTTGATTACGAAAGTGAGGATCCAATCCTTATGGAAACAGCCGAGATACTTGGCGACCAAATGGGAGACACGATTGACCAAATCACAAGGGACATTCTTTGTGAGGGTACTAGTGCCTTTTTCCAAGGTTCAGGATCAACACAGACATCACACGTTGATACAGGAGACGTTATTGACGCAACTGTTGTCAAAAAGGCTGTACGTCTGTTGAAAAACAACAAGGCTAAGAGGATCACCCGAATGATTGACGCTAGCGACGGAGTTAACACAACTCCAATCAATGCGTCATACATTGGTTTGGTTCACCCAGACACTACATACGACCTCAAGGGGTTGACTGCTACTGGCTGGATACCTGTTGAAAAGTACGCAAGTACTAAAAAGATTATGGACAACGAAGTTGGTGCCATTGACGAGGTACGTTTCGTTGAAAGCGTTAACGCAAAGGTGCGAACTGGCGCAGGTCAGAGCGCAAACGACGTTTACTGCACCATTATCTTTGGAGCAGAGGCTTACGGTACAACTAACGTAAGCGGTGAGGCTGTTAAGAACATTGTTAAGCCTTTGGGTTCAGCAGGTTCAGACGACCCACTTGATCAGCGTGCAACTAGTGGTTGGAAAATCACTTTTGTGGCTAAAATCCTCAATAACGACTTCATAACTCGTATTGAACACGCTGTAACCGCTTAAGCCCATTCTTGGAGCCAAAGCCCGATAATTACTAACCGCATATAACGATTAAAATTATGCCAAAGGACACTAAGAAAACGACCTCAAAGCCAAAAGCTGAAAAGGTCAAAAAGGCAAATCCGATCCTTGACGACGAAAACGAAGTTGAGGAGGACGAGGAGCTAACCGATACTGAAACCGACGAGGAGACAGTTGAGGACGAGACCGATACTGACGAGGAATTGTCTGACGACGAGGACGAGGAAGTTGAGGAGGAGCCTGTTAAGAAGTCTGCAAAGGCGTCAAAGACAGGTAAGGCAAATGCGAAAGCTACTGCCGACGAGGGCGACAGACCTCTCATTGAGAGAGACACTGTTAAGCCTCGTTCTGATAACCGAATTGAGACACTGTTGAAAGCTGACGCACGAGCTGTAAAAGAAACACTGTCTAAGGAACCAAAGGTGCGTATCTTTGTTCCTCTCGGTATCGGAGAAAAAAAGGGAGCGCACGCCTATGAGACCGTTACGATTAACGGTTACAGAATGGTGCTTATGAAAGGTGAGTACAGTACTGTCCCTCAATCCGTAGCGAATATGATTGAGAGCCACTACAATATGACCCCCGAGGACACCGAGGCAGGGCAAGCGTTTCGTCTTGATCGTAACCGTGTGAAAGAGGACGGAATGAGTACAGACGACGCTTTGCTCAATGCGTAACCTGTAAATTATCAACCTTAGTTAACTAAAAAAACTATGCCCGTAATTACAGACAGTTCAGCAATGTCTCACGCAGAGCTTAAAGCTCTACTTGTGGCAATGCTTGCGGACTTTGGAGGACTTAACGGTTCCGAAGTTTACGACGCAGGATCAATTGCAGACGGAGACGAGGAAGCCGGAGAAATCACTGTAACAGGTGCCTCTCTTGGCGACTTTGTTCTTGCGTCTCTAAGTATTGACGTTGCAGACCTTGCTATTACAGCAAGCGTTACAGCGTCAAACACAGTAACGTATCAGTTGCTCAATAACACAGGCAGTGCCGTTGACCTTGCGTCAGCGACAGTGTACGTCCGAGTTATCCCGAGAACTCCTACCGTTACCTTGGCGTAAGCCGAGAACGTTCCTTGCCCCTTTCAGCGCCTCTCACGGGGCGTTGGGGTGGGACAGGGAGCCATTATCAGAGTTCTAACGTAAACCTCAATGAAATATACAGAGTTTGCAACATATGTAAGGTTCAAGACGAAAACAGACAGCACCACGCTGACTGACGCTGAGTTGGTTGCTCTTGCGAACATCAAGAAAGACGAGATCGCAAAAGAGATCGCCAAGACCAACGAGGATATTTTCGGAATGGAATACTTACGAGACCTTGAGGCTGACGTGCGTGAGTACTCTTTCCCGAGCGACATTTTGTCCAACATCAAAGCGGTGGAGGCAAAGGTTGCAAATGGAGGCACAGAGTTCAAGAAGTTTACCGAGTTTGATTTGACAGCGTACAGAGGTACGACTGTTGAGTCAGACATCAGGCAGGCTTTCAGTGGCAAGTATCAATTTGATATTTTCCGCAAGTCTTTGTGGCTATTCACGGGAGAGGCGATTGTTGCGGTAACGGAGGGGATCAAACTTTGGGCAATCCAATACCCTGCTGATCTTACCGGGGCAAAACTTGCGTCCACTGACGATATGTCAGTACAGCCAACCACAACGTCTCACGGTATGCCTAGAGAGGCACACGAGATATGGGCAAGAGCTGTAATCATTGATTACAAGAACTCTAAGGAAAAGCCCATACCTCTTGACGAAAAGGAATTGAGTTATGACGCTGACCTTAAATTGGTTCTCAATGCTCTAAAAGGCACGAACCTAGACCGTCAGAACCAAGGCACAGTGCCTTATAACGACGGTTCAAATTACTAACCAACTTAACCATAACGCTATGGAAAAAAAGGAAATAAAGGCACAGGCAGAGGCTTACTGCGCAAATCCAAAGGCGTACCGAACGTCAGAGGAGGGACAAGCAGAGTTCGCAGAACTTAGCGCCCCTGTTCAGGCAAAGGTACGAGAAATCTTGGAGGGACGCAGAGGTTTCCGACGTGTTAATGGCGTGATTGAGCTTTCACAAGAGGCTCTTGAGGCTGAAATTGCCCGTTTGGAGGCAAAGGAGGCTGATTACGCTGATCGTGTAAAAGCGATCAAGAAAGTCATTGCAGACCGCAAAGACGAACTTGCAGAGCGATTTGGCGAGGTTAACGATAACGAAAAATAATTATGGCAGACGTAATATACAATGCGTTCAAAAAGTACATAATGAACGGATCAATTGACCTTGATACGGACACAATCAACGTTATGCTCGTTACCGACGCCTATTCGCCTGATCAGGACACTCACGAATACCGAGACGACGTTACCAATGAGGTATCGGGTACTGGATATTCAGCAGGTGGTTCTGCTCTTGCAGGTAAAGCAGTAACGGCAGACAACACCGACAACGAGGGTGTGTTTGACGCAAACGACTTGGCTTGGTCAACATCAACAATTACTGCTCGTGGAGCAGTCTTGTACAAGGCTCGTGGAGGTGCCTCAAGTGCCGACGAACTTATTTGTTACATTAACTTTGGTTCAGACAAAATCTCAACAGCAGGTACTTTCACAATTGCGTGGAACGCGGAGGGTATCCTGAACCTAAACTAAGCAGGGCGCAGGGGTTGGATAGGCGCCTGTTCAAGCCCTCACACACTGGCTCGGGTGCGATATACTGGAAACAGCAAATCGCCATATCCTACCTGACCAGTAGTGAGCGTTGGAACGCTCAAAAAACATATGGCATATGGGACTAACAAAATCAGCAAACTTTGCTCTTGCGAACTCTGAGTCGCTAACCAGAGCAGACGAAACAAATTTAGACATAACAGGAAACCTTACAATTGAGGCGTGGATTCGTCTTGCTTCTACTTCAACAACACGCACCATTGCCGCCAAATGGGGAGATTCTATATCGTGGGATAGAGGAGCGTATGGCTTTAGGTTTACTTCAAATACCCTAAATCTAATACTTGCAGGTAGTGGGACTTCTACACCCTCTGTATATGCGGTCTCTGTTGCTTGGACACCCTCAACTGGTGTTTGGTATCACGTCGCTGTTGTGTATACAGCAAGTGCAGGAAGTGCAAAGTTTTATGTGGACGGAGAACAGCAAGGCTCAACACAAACGGGACTTGATACCAAAATAAACAATGTTTCATTACCTTTTACTATTGGAGCAAATCATAATGGAAGCGACCAACCATACAATTTTTTTGACGGAGATATAAGTTTACTAAGGCTATGGGCAGAGGCAAGGACGACGGCACAAATAGCAGACAATCTATGTAATGTACTCGGTGCCACGACCAATCTGCGTGGTGAGTGGACACTGGACGATATTGTTACCGACAATTCAGGTAATGGGCAGACTTTAACAAACAACAATACCGTTACTTTTACTACGGATTTGCCGACAGTGTGTGCTAGTACGTCGGTAACAGTAAATGCGACTGTCCTTGCCGCCACTTTCTCTATTATTTCAGCCGTTATATCGGGAACAGCAAATGTCGTTTCAACAGTTCTCTCGGCTGTATTCTCAACTCAAGCACCTGAAATATCAGCAGGAGCGACGGCAGACGCAGGTGTGTTCACAGCTACTTTCTCAATTCCGACAGTAAACGTAATAACCCCTGACGCACAGGTTGACGTTGGCGTACTTTCAGCCACATTCTCAATACCCTCTCCAACGCCGTCAGGAGCCTCTAACGTGGACGTAAACGTACAGACGGCTACTTTCTCAATCCCTGCAATTGCGTTCATTGGGGACGTTTCTGTGGCTCCTAGCGCTCAATCAGCGACGTTCTCGACACCTGTACCCACAATTTCAGCCATTGGCAATGTTTCAGTAGCCGCAAGCGTCCTTGAGGCGACGTTCTCTATCGCCTCGCCTACCGTTACAGCCGAGCAAAATGCAATGGTCAGTGCAGGCGTACTTGTGGCTACATTCACCACTCCTGCGCCTACTATCACGGCAGTCAGAAACGTTGAACTTACTGCCACGGTGGTATCGGCAACGTTCTCGGTGGCACGTCCTCGCAAAATGGGCGGCGTGTGGTCGGCACAGCCTCGCGTGAACGGGGACGCGGCGTGGACGCCACAGCCTCGGGCGATTTAACAATAAACATTATCCAAATGAAAAAGACCAACGAAAACCAAGGGAAAACAACAAGCCTTATACGGGCTATCCTCTCAACAGAGGCAAAGTTCGTCATTGGTATTGTCGGGTTTGTCATTGGCGTCGTTGCGCCTTATTACCAAATGAAGCAGGACGTGGCGCTCATTCAACAGAGCATTGCAACCATTAACTCAAACCACCTTACCCATACACAGGAATTGGCACAGGAGGTAAAGGACACGGTTAAGGTTCTGCAAAGTCAGCAACAGCAAATCACGGTGTTGCAGACCCAACAAGCGGTAATCCTTGAGCGCTTAAAATAAACATATGGTAACAAAAGGAAAACAACTTAATACTGGACGCACACATTTCAAAAAAGGAAGTGTGCCTTGGAATAAGGGTAAAAAACTTTCTGATAGCCATAAAGAGTTGCTTTCAATTTCTCACAAAGGTCAAAAACCCCACAATTATAAAGGTGGAATTGCAAAGACCAAGGAGTATATACGCTTTTACAAATCAAGATACAAGTTTCAAAAGAGAAACGCGGAGGGTTCGCACACTTTTGACGAATGGGAAACACTTAAGGCGCAGTATAATTGGAAGTGTCCTTGTTGTGATAAAGCAGAGCCTGAAATCAAACTCACCCAAGACCACATCATACCAATTTCAAGAGGTGGTTCGGACAACATTGAGAATATCCAACCTCTTTGTGGCTCGTGCAACAGTCGTAAGCACGCGAAGTTAATACCAAAATATATTTATGGCTAAAATTGAAATAAAAAATCTTAATCTAGGTGGGATTGCAGACTCGGACTATTTGGGCGGTGAAAATAGCGTTGCCGAAATGGTCGGTTTGGATATTCACTCGGAGGCAGGTGTCATTAAGGTCAACCAAAAACTGACCAAGGACAGTGGCTCTACCGTTGACGACCTTGTTAAGGCACGGGTTTCTTGCTCTGACGGAAATAC